TCTCAATTCTCTGACCACCAATCTCAACCTCAACGTTCTCAATAAGCTGGTGACCCGGGAAATCGAGCCAGCGAGCGTAAACTTTGTCGTCACTGAGACTTTGACCAATCTCAGGAAGAGTGACCTGTAAGTAAGTTCTGTAAGCAAGATCACCATTTCTCGAAACGGTGCAGGTTACTCTGCGGCCGAAATCGGCCTGTCCGTTGAAAGTTTGCTCAATGGACTCCATAGCGAAGTTAGTGTGTCTCCTGTAGGTCACCTTCCAGAAGGTAATCTGCGGATTACCAGTCAAGTAAACATCCTGCGCGCCGTAAGCTACTAATTGCATTAAACCACCACCCATGATTTTCTGTTATACTATACTAAAAGAAAAAAAAATATTTTTTTTCAATTTAAATTAAAATATTTTGTAATAAATTTGTTCAAAAAATCCTCGGTAAATACTTGTTTCTCTTTACTTTTATGCTTTGAAAATATATAACTATTCTGTTTTTTTTTAACAGTCCAACCATCTTCAATTGCGTTAAAAACGAAAACCATTTTACTGATATCTTTGTTGTTTTTACAATGTTTGCTTAGATCTATCTCATTCATTTGATTATATTTTTTATTTTATATTTAAAAGAAATACACAAAAGTTCTTATATGTCCGAAATTGAATCAAATTATACACTAGACAAATTATTCTCAAATCAAATCAATTCGTTTAAAGAAGAAGAAGCTTTGATTATAGAGAAATCTAGGATGAAAATATTATCCATTGAAAATAAAATAAAAGCCTGTAGCAGAAAAGACAAAATTAAAAAATACAAAGAAAGGATACAAGTTCTGAATAAAAAAATGAGTGTTTCTCATAAAAAAATGAATGAGTATCTACTTTCCAATTCAGAACATTTATTTGATTATTTTGTTACAAAGCAAAATATTGAAAAAAACAATAATCCCAAAAAGGCATTGGATAATTTCTTTAGTAAGTCTAAAAAAGAAGAATTCATTTCACATAGCAAATGTAGTCGGAATATGAAAGAATATCTAAAAGAGAACAATTTTGATGTGTACATTGAAAATTATCATTATCATAACAATACTACCGACGAATGTAACATATGCACTGCATGCAACGAGGGCGAACTTATAAAATCTATATATGACGGCATATTGATTTGTAATAAATGCTTTTCAACTGATAAATATTTGATTCACAATGACAAACCAGCATATAAAGAACCTCCTAAAGAAATATCATTTTATGCCTATCGGCGCATAAATCACTTCAAAGAGATACTAGCACAATTTCAAGCTAAAGAGTCAACTGATATACCAAACAGTGTAATTGAAGATGTCAAAAATCAAATAAAAAAAGAAAGAATAACGTTACATAAACTCACGAGCAAGCGGACTAAAGAAATTCTTAAAAAACTGGGATATAACAAATATTACGAACATATAACATTTATAAAAGACAAAATGGGAATAAAGCCACCAATTATGAGTCAACAGCTAGAAGAAACGCTATGTAATTTGTTTATAGATATTCAAGTTCCATATGCTAAATTCTGCCCGAGCGACCGTGTAAACTTCCTCAATTACTATTATACACTATACAAACTATGTGAACTTCTTGATGAACGGAAGTATTTGCCACATTTCCCTATGTTGAAAGATCAAAAGAAAATAGAGCAAGATGAAATATGGAAAAATATTTGTCAAGAACTAGGATGGGATTTTATCCCTACTCTTTGAAATGCGCAATGTTGTTTAAGATGATGATAATATGACGAATATTCATTATATTATCAATCAATTACGATTTACTTAAAATCCGCCAGGGAATCTTACTAGATTCGCGCCAATACCGAAGCCGGCACCGGTTCTGGCAGTTTCTCCCATCGACGGAATGTAAGTGTCAAGAACCGAGAATGTAGCGGCGGCGGTGAGGGCAATCAAACCAATTTCATCCAACTTAAGTGAAGCCTTCGGAATTGCGTAGCACGCGATAGCTACCATAAGACCCTCTACTAAATATTTAATAACCCTTTTTAAAACTTCTTGAACGTTCAACATCATAATATTATAATATATAAATAGAAAAAAAAATATAAATAACTTTATTCTATGATATAGATAATGTCAGAACATATTGATTTGCTAGATGAAGATAAAGCGATCGCCGAACAAAAGTTTGCTTGCTTGTCTTTTGTTTCACCTGAGAAGATACTAAGGGATAAGAATCTTTACTTTTTTGAAAAATTTACCGAGCAATATAATTTCAACAAACAAGCCGAATTGTTAACAAAATTTTCAAATTATATATCTTACAAGTATCAGCTAAATGCGGAAGATATCATGAACGACCTCAAAGAGTTTTCTACAATTGAGAAAGATTCGATGTATGAAAATATTCAAGACGATTACAAAACTTTCATGGACAAGAATGAAGACAAATACGAGTCGCAGTTCAACAAGGAACACTCGTTTCAGACATCGACGAGAGGCTTAAAGGTGAGGGGTGTATTTCCAACACAAGAAGAGGCTGAAATGAGGTGCAAGATGTTGCGCCAGGTTGATCCAAATCATGATGTGTATGTTGGTCCGGTAGGAATTTGGATTCCATTTCACCCGGACGCATACAAAACCGGAAGAGTCGAATATCTTGAGAATGAGCTCAACCAACTTATGCATGAAAAGAATCAAAATGAAGAGCAAGCGAAGTTGCAATTTGACAATCGGGTTAAAGAATCTAAACTCAAGGCAATTTCAGAAAATATGGAGAAGGCCAAAAAAAACGGAAATAAGCTAACACAAACAATTAATGAAGATGGTGAACTTGTTGGAACAGATGAGGGTAACAGTCTAGAGAAGAAGTTGGGTGTAAACGCGTCTATGGACGAAATCAAGAAGGAACTTTTCGAAGGAGACAATATTGTTACTAGTAAGACAGATCATGGTCTCAGCGAACTGACAAAAAATTGATTTCGGTGACCATATTTTTTAACACCGCAAAACATTATCCTCATAATTCAAGATGGAAAAGGAGAAAGAAACAAAACAAGTGACGAAAAAATCAAACAAGTGTAATATTTGCAAAAAGAAAAGTGTAATAAATATAACATGTACAAAATGCGAGAAGATATTTTGTATTAAACATCGCTGTCCTGAAAACCATATGTGCGTTCATGATTACAAAAAAGACTTTGAATTATCGGAAAAAATAATATCATCCAAAATAGAGGTCATTTAATTTAGTTCACATTTTTATAAAAATAAAAATTATATTCACGTTTTATTTTTATTTTTTACTATTCGTAATATAAATGACAACAAGTGTTGTGTTTGATGATATTGATTATTCTCAAATTGAATACGATGCGAATGCTTCAGTAGATGAAGCTATGTTGACGGATCCGAGTGCGTCTATTATTGCGTTACAGGGCTTGCGTATTCTAAAAACCAGAGAAACCGGCGACGAAGTTGTTGTACCGGATACAATAGGTCGCGCTGAAAACCCAATGACAAACTTCAACGAAACATCTTATGAGCAATATAGAATGCGACGAAAAGCAGAAGTTTTAAAATACAATAAAAATAGTACAATAACCAAGAGAACACATTACTCTGCGTTGAGTTTATCACGAAGGGGGCAACTTTCAAATACGTCTGTTGTATCTTCCAGATGCGAATCGGATATAATACGTGTAAAACCGGCAATAAATTCAGGGGTAAAAGGTGATAATTCATTATTGTTCTATGATCAAAATGTGACATTTATTGAAAAGTTATAGTAATATTACTCATTTCTTTTGGGGGACAAGACATTCGTCGATTCGATTAAAAATATCACCCGATGTACATACATCATCCTTAAATACTTGTATACATTGTCGCATATTGTCGTCATGTCCTATGTAACAATACATATCGTCCTTGCTTACAAACTGATTTTGCGAATATTTGCTTTTATCAAATCCATTATTTTTAGGCTTTGATTCTTCTTTTTTTTGCTCTTTTTTTTTACTTTCTTTCACAATCTTGTTATCTACAACAATTTCTCCATCTTTTTTAATAGTCATTTTATCCTTCTCTACAAGTTTGTCTTTTTTCTCAGTAACGGTTTTGGTTTCTTTCAACTCTTCATCGTTCTCCTTTATTTTGACAACGTCTTTGGATATAGTCTTTTCCACCCCGAATATTTTATTTAAATATGCCATGATATCTTTTCGGTAATAGTAACAAGCTCCTGCGGTAAGTAACAATATACACAAAAACAGAAAGAAAAGAAGGTTAGAATTAGCGGAAGAATGATTTATATCTTTTATTTGCGAGTTTACATTATTATTCACACTATTTGTGTTCCTGGGGTAGTCGCCGACAACTTTTTTGGTTTCAGAAACATGCGAGTCAAATAAAGAGGGTGACCAAGAAACTGACGCATTTGACTCAAAATTGTTGACATTGGTATTGTATACTTCCTTTACTGTATTCCGAATGGTATCTTTCATAATTATATTATGCGTATATAATTATGAGATAAAATCTAACAAAAAACGTTAATATCTATCCTTACAAATTCATATAAATATTGTGATATATATCCATCTTAGTATCTTTGATACTTGTTTCATTTTTCACACTCTTTACTTCATGCTTTTTTATTTGCTCCATGACAACATTTATATTTTCTTCTAAGTTCGTCATTTCATCATTATTTTTCAAAATCGCAATGTCATATTTTAATTCTTTATGTAACACTAATAGTTCAATTGTATGACATATTAAACTAATTCTTTTTTTGTTTGTAGACACACAATATCGGACCGTGAATAAACTATATATACTCTCCACTATATTTTTCAAATTTTGAGAACATCTTTCTTTGTTCATAACCGCAAAAAGAGAATCCCACACGATCCATATTATATTGGTTTCTAAAAGTTTTTTCTTATTTTCATATAAACTTCGTGACACACAACCAATTATTTTCTTCTTTTTTCTACATAAAATATCATATTCAATTATCCAATTTAACCAATAAATGATATCAACTTTTTGTTTTGACACTGTAAGATGATATACAAACTCGTTGAATGGGATTAAATACTCGACAGGATCGCCAGGCTTGTATACTAAATCAACGAATGATGTATTTGGTGCCTTTAAATTCTCATATAAAGATTCTATTTTGAATAAAAATTTATTCTGTAAATGGTCTAAAATAGTCAACTTATCTGAACATGACAAAACTGTAGTGATAGAACAGAATATGATACGGATTTTTTTGTTGTTCCGCACATTTTGTATTGTATCGTCTCGACCGATGATATCGCGAAATTCAGAATACTTTTTTTCTATGTAAAGTGGCAATTTTGGATTATGAATGTGTATATACTTGCTCATAAGAATAAAAAATGTATCCCATATTTCCAATAACATATTGGAACATAGCATTTCGCACGTCCAAAAAAATGCCTCTTCCCGCTTATTGTAATATATCGAATTCTGCAACTTTTTGCTCAATTCGGTTTTTTTCAAGTTAGAAAAACTTGTTATTTTAAACTTGTCTCGTGTATCTTGTATTACCACCTCATGCGTCATATTTAATAACACATATTATAATGTAAATAGTTAACCGAAAAAATATAAAATAAATATATATTTTATATGAATTTTTCCATATTATTGTTGGTATTAGGCATCATCTATATTTACTTGAACTTTGTACAAAAAGAATGCGAATCGTTTGAAAACAAAGTGAAAAAGGGAACTACCCAAGAAACTATATTTGATGAATTCTATGTATTTTTGCTAGATGACTTATTTTATAATTCTGAATTTTATGAAAGATTCTGCAAAATTATTTTACATTACTCCAATAGTGTCTACAACAATCACCTTTGTATTGGCATTAAACATGGTGGACACATCAACGAGATTCTTAAACACAACATCTCAATGTCAACGATTTCTAAATCAAAGTCAATCATTGATTTATGTAAATACCGTTACAAAAACAATGATTATCAATATATTGACAAATACGAAACAAATTCCTACATATTCAATGAACACGAGTTCACTCATATTTCATTAATCGATAGTGAAATATATTACACGGCGAATCTAAATGGCACTATATACAACATATCAAAATGGCTTAGCAACCGCGGGTATTTATTCATTGATGTATTCCAAAATATTAATAATTTGAAACAACATTTGACAAACAAAGACAACGGGAAATTCATAAAAATAAACTACACGTATAGTGACAAAATAAAGGAAATTAGTGATAAAAAATTCTATTTTACAGAACACATCAAGATTGAACAAGAAGAAAAAATAAATCGCCACGAACTTACTTACCACTCGAACGAATACTTGAAAAATGTTGCGCAAGAATGTGGATTGTCATTTGTAAAACACTATGATACAATAAGCAATGTTGCTGGTCGCGGAGTAATTGTATTTCAAAAAGTATGAACATCAAAACCATTAACGTTTATACTTGCCAATTGACACAAATGAGTCCAATGTATAAATCACGAATATTCCTAAAAAACAATAAAGCACAATTTCGTCATTCTTCTTATTTGTCTTTATTTCTTTTTCGTCTTCAAATAAATTGATAATATAATTTAATTTATCCAGTAGCTCGTCGCGTGTTTCATTGCCTATAATTTTATTGCGCGGATCGCCAGACACCTTGCTCATATTCAAGTTGTTGCTAATCAAATAATCAGTAGACACTCTCTCATTATGATACAGGTCTTGCGACGATTTCACTTTATCTATTTGTTGCTTCACATCAGTTTCTAGTTCACTTGCGTAAAAATCACCAAGTGTCTTTTCATTTTCACTTTTCAAACTTTGCTCTAAATTTTTATGTATACTTTGAATATCGGGAGATGAACCCATTAGATCTTCTTCATTTTCAGGGCGCCCACTTGTCATTTTTTTCAAAAATTCCGTACTGAGCTTCTTCTGCGCACCAGTGTTAATTTTATTGGAAAGTTTTTCATTTTTTTCAAAATCAATTGGGCTGGCAGAAAATGCTAGACTACTCATTTACTTAATAAAATAAGAGATTAAATTTTTATCTTTTATCCCTTATTTTATATTGTAATATTATAAGATAATTCAATCATGAAACGAGAGAAAAAGAAACCACATACAAATTTCAATATATTTATAGAGCATTTATATGCCCTCAACAATAGTAAATTTTTTGCGGGAATTATCATGCTGATAATGAACATAGGATCTAAATACATCACTCTTGAACTCAGCAAATCGCAAGAAGACTATGTGAAATATACTCTGGGGCGTCAGATTCTTGTATTTGCGATTTTATGGATGGGGACGCGCGACATTGTCGTCGCTCTCATACTTACGTGTGTATTTGTTGTTTTTGCGGACTATTTATTAAACGATAATAGTAAATACTGTGTAATACCTAACAAATATAAAGACATTGTTTCACAGCTGGACGAAGATGGAGATGGGAAAATAAGTCAAAAAGAGGTAAACGACGCAATACACATACTCAAAAAGGCGCGAAAAAATAAAAATACAAAAAATAAAAGTCAAGTTGAGGATATGTTCGTAGCAAAATGGTTATATAAAGAAAACTTTATTTAATTTTATACTCATAGTTTATAGTATATAATTAAAATGACAACCACTCCGGAAACTACGAGACAGAAATTAAATATGGAAGAGACAACACCAGCACCAGCAACAACACCAGCACCAGCAACAACACCATTAACACCATCAACGCCAATTGATTTGAAATTACAGTCAAAACGAGATATAAAGATTGTTAAAAATCATTGTGTTTTTTACGATCTGTTGATGGAATCAAAAATAGATGAACTTTTGAAATCAGATGTTAAACCGGGGAAAAAAAAAAAATATTACAAAGAGTTATTTGACGACATTTACGACGCTGAGGGCGAGCTTACGTATAGCGACAAGGAGCTGATTAATAGATTTTTTAGAGATAATAACCTAAAAAGTAGTGACACATTAATTAGTTATTTTATAAATTCCACTGTGGAGGGGGTGGCGGAACTCGCCGAAGAACGCAAACGCAACAAAAACACTCTTTTCGTTATACCTGTTTTCTTCGATGATGATAAAAATATATACGAAGCGAGTATTGAACTGTTCAATCAAAAAGATAGCAAACTTTTGCGTAATCATGAATTGTACACACAATTTTACGAAAAACGAAAACAAAATGATGAACATGATGATGAACATGATGATAATATCTATTACCTCCCATGTCTTCTTCCAAACCCGAAGGCAAAGACCAGTGAAGATGAATATGTGAAAAAAATTAAAAAAGAACTTGTCAAACTTCAAGATTATTTGAAGGAGGACTTTCTAAAAAAAATGGATGATGGTCAAGACTGGGAAATCTTCAAAAATATAAGCTTCTTCTGTGAACCAGATAGTAAGATTTCATTAAAGTTTTACGAAAAAAAAATATCAGCGAAAAATATTGAATATTTAAACAAACATTTGTTCAAGGAATTGCTAAAACTCAGAGAGAATATCCAAGAAGGAAAACAAAAGTTTGTAGAAACCGAAAAAGTACATCAACCTATTGTTTTAAAAAAAACAAAAAAACAAATTGATGAAATGACTGGTACAGATAAATTTTTGACATTTCTTGTTCAGGAAGTATTGTCCGGAGAAATTCTATCGGAATTCAAACTTAGCGAAGTGATAGACATTGAAGGAGTTCATAAATTAAAAATAATGTTCAAAACCAAAGTCAAAACTAGTCCGGATGATTTTGTTGTAGCACTATCAGTCAATTATAGATTCACCCGGAAAAGTATACAAGAGTCTCATTTTGATTTTACAATTGATGTTGGCGAAAAAGATAAAATAGAACAGTACAAAAAAGGTAAAGAGTTATCTAAAATATACTGGAAAATAAATCCAACAGGTAATTCCGACAACAGTTCTTTGCCATTTTCTACAAAAAATGGCGAAGAAAACGACGAAATATATTTGAGGATAACTTCTTTAGGATTTCTAAAAAGTGCAACCATTTACGAGAAAAAACGAAACATTTATGAAAGTGTAATGAAAGGAGTTGTTCAGGTCCAACCCACAAAGGACGGATACAAGGAGCTTCAAATTAGTAATTTTTTACGCGACCTGAAACGACAGAACATCTACTACTTGGAAAATTTCAAGTTCACAATGGAGAGTTTCAAAAAATATCTCGCACAAGTTAACCCTCGGACTTCAACCAATGTAGAATCTCGTAAAAAAACCAAAGGCGATATCAGAAGAGATTTTTTTGATACATTTACAAATAAAAGATCCTTAAATAATTACTTTATGTTTTGTGCGAACGATCGCAAATTTAAAAAGAATATATTGACAAGTTCTTACAATGACGACACCCCACTTGAAGAACAAACCCGTATTAAGACAGAAACGATCAAATCGTTATTGAAAGAATTATTCAAAAAAGGATCTATATTTTACAAAAATGTGCAAAATGTGACAAATAGTGACTCTAGTAAAAAAGATGGTACTACTTACAACACTTACCGAATAAAACGCTTCAATGACGACAAAACCCGTATCTCATTGTCAGGTGACGATACACGTACAATTCGCGCCCAATTAGCAAACAATGGCGTTAAAAAGGACTATATAAACAAATTTTTAGTAAATGACGCGGATAAAGCAATAGTTCAGATATATTTAGAGAAAGACGACAAGGACGGATTATTAGATGGTAATACAAATTTTTTAGAATTGATAAAGCCAAAAAAAGTCAATTGTTCAACGCGTAAAAAACTTGTAAAAAAAAAAGTCGGTGAATTTATTAAAACCGCGTCACGTACGGTTAGTATGAAAATGATGGGATTTATCTGAATAAAAAACTAATCATCATAGAACTCCGATGTAACGCCGTTTTGTTGTATGTATTTCAATATCCTCAGTATGTCTACTAACCGAAGGCGAGTGAATATACGCTCCAATTCGTCATGTTGTAATTTACGAGAGTTTGAAAGCATATTATAATCAAGTTGTAATTTGTCACTCCTATTTTTGTCGTATAAAAAGAATTTCAATATGAAATAACTCACCAACTCTAAATCGGTCTCGTGGTCACAAGACAAACTTGCGAGATGAATGCTCCTATAGTTTTTGATTGTCTCATTGACTTGTTTTATTTTACCACTTATGTTATTAGAAAAATATAAATATGAACAAATTTTATTCTGTAATTCGCTAGGTAAATTCTCTATCTGAAATCTCTTTTTCGCATTCATCTTAGTTGTAGTTATTCACATATTCTAATATAGTCTATACTATTTAATTATATTGCCAGAGATATAGTATTTTTGTCAGAACTTCTTCTCCCCCTTCCACGCTTATTTTCTGAAGATAATGAATTTATTTCATCCATAGAAATTGTACTATTGTTATCAACATTGATGTTTTTATTTTTATCTTTGTTTAAATTTGACAATATGTTGTCAATATTGGCTGTTTCAGGACCTTTCATTTCTTGTCGCATTTGTGGACGGGAATCTCTGGGTTGTTGTTGCGGCGACGGAGTAGCCATGTTTTGACTATTTTGACTACCAAAATCATTCATAAAGTTACTTAGACCGGGTTGATTATCTTCCATCGAACTCATTGCAGCCTTTGTAAACTGACTCATCAAATCCGGATTTTGACGCATAATATCATCCATGCCAGGCAAAGCCGATTTAAACATTGTATTGGTCATATGGATCATAATACCAGAAGACGCTAATTGAAATAATAGTTTGATTTCAGGCGCCATTTTTGCCTTTGATTTATACTTTTCATGTAATTCCGCAAATATCTCATCATAATCATCAACATTTTCATTTATTTGCTCTGACCACCCATCTAATTTAATATCAAATGGATCAAATTTGCTATTTAAAAACTCAAGACCCGTGATCATCGTGGTAAGAACTTTACCTTGAAATTTCATAGAATTTGATTTTTCTTTTTCGTTTATCAAGAACTCGTATTCTCCTTTCATCTCGTCCAAATCATTGTCCATAGAATATTTCTTGCTTAAATTCGCACCTTTTTCTTCTAATGCCTCTAATTTTCGCAACAATTCAAATTTTCCGCGCAGTAATTCTTGTTCAGTTAACTTTGTAGACTTTTCATTTGAGGTCTCTATATTGATCTGATTGATATCTTTGAAACCGTCCCACGAGTCCATATTTTCATCCATCTTGGACGTCCCCTTTGCTATTTCAACCGCAGGTTTGTTTAAAAAACTATTCTTTGCCTTATAATCACCGCCAGTAGAGTTTGTTGAAAATTCGGGTTCAATGCTTATGGCATTCAATTCATTCAAATCGTTCAGTTCTTGTTCCATTGATTTATTACTTGAGTCGCCGCCGCCATTTTGCGAGTTTTTAACTTTTTCGTTCATGAGCAATTCTATACCGTCTCCGAGACTTGAGCTTACCGGTCTAATATCGTTGTCAATACTTTTGTCTATGCTATACGAATCTCGTGGCGTGTTTGACAGAGCATCCAGATTGATCTCCTGGATATCCAACGAAACTGTCTTGTCATCACTACTCATTTTATTTAATATTTTTATATTAATCTTTAAACTTTAACTAATTTCATTTATTCTTTTGTTTCTTCATCTATACCTTCATATACTGAAGTTGACAGATGACTGTTTTTGATGGAATAATCCAGGACCTGTAAAAGACAATCAGATAAGTCGTCCTTTTTCTTACTCTTTTGAAAGAAAATCAACCATTCCGGATATTGCTTGCTGCATATTTTATCAGCAATTACCTTACTCAGTTTCTTTCGCTCGGCATATGTCGTCTTCTTCTTACCCAAAAAGTGTTTCAATTTGTTAACCGCGTTGTAATTTATAATTTGTTCGTGTTTGTAGTTTTTAGTTACAAAAAACATAATTAATAAGCTCTGAATTGATTTCATCTTGATGGCGTTTTGACCAATTTGATTCTCTATAATGATTTTGTCAAAGACAAATTTCTCCAACAATTTCGTCATGGCTTCATTCATCCGCATTCCAATCTTAACATTATCAACCTTACACGCGTTTTCATCTTTTTCACATAGTTCCATGATATTCCAATCAATGATAGAAGATTTGCCATCCACCTCTTCTATAGAAATTACTAGATACGCTAAGTTTCGTATTCCGACATCAATCGACAAAAACAACATTATTATTATTTTATAAAACTAAATAGTTATTAAATAATAATATTTATTATATGAATATTTTATCAAATATATTTTTTACTTTTTTATTGTAACTTTCGTATCATTTACTTGAAGAGTATTTGGGACATAAAGATTGCTCTGCTTACTATATGCACGTTGATTACTTTTCATAACTTCAAACGCAGTTTTCGTCATAAGTTTGCGATAGTCTTGATTTGTTGGTAGAGCTTTGGATTCCATGTCTATAATGATTCACTATATTTTTATTTATTGTACATCTCCGTCTTCTAATTCTAACGCAATATTTGAGGCACCCTTCAAAATACTGATAATGTCACTTTTGTTCATTGAACTTTTGGCATGAACGCCCTTTCCAGCCAGAACATTTTTTAACTCTTTTACAGTCATTTTTTCATAATTTTCATCTGTTGAATCAATATTTGTTTCGGCAATCTGGTTTTCTACACTTTCTGGTTCTTCCACGCTTTCCGGTTCCTCTACACTTTCTGGTTCTTCTGAAGTTTCTTGATGCCCCATAAAAATGTTTTCAGATTGTTCAATATCTTCTTCCTGAACACCTTCGTATTGTTTGCCGTACTCTATTTGTTTAGAGTCTTCCTCTACCGGAACCATATTAATCATGCCTGAAATCGTTTGTTCGTCGGTTTCTGACTCTTCTTCTAATATCGATTCATCGTCGCATTCCGAACCACTTTCTTCATTTGTTGTATCAGAATCATTATTATCATTATTATCATCATCGTTTTCGTCGCTACTATTTTGATTCAACTGCGTTAAATCTAATCCACTCATTATATTGTTTGCCCCCATTACAATAGAGTTGCTTTCATTATTTACAGCCATCATATTGTTTTGTTGCGATATCAACGTATATAACGTTTTAGCTTGTTCTGATTGAGAGTATTCAAGATTGTCAATCTTACGTTTGAAATAATAACAAATGAGTGCAATTAATAGTAAATTGATCAAAACGCTTACAAAGAAACCAGTTATATCAAGTAGATTTGATAACATTGTTCTTTTATTTTATAATTTTGATTTATATTTATATGTATTTTTGAACGAAATATTATTTCAATAAATCTTCCGGATATTCTAATTGTTCTAAAATCTGATATCCACCGTTGATTTTAGATATACCATTTACTAATTTATAACAATACTCCAGTTTACCATCTTTGTTTTGGTTCACCATCATTTTTTTATTTGTTACATTTTCGTTTTCTTCAAAGTTTTCACATAGATTGATATAGTGTGTGGTCAAAACATAGTCTACATTTGTCTTGTAATTATTCAACCCTTTCAAATATATTGTAGCACATAAAACAGCATCGCTCGGATTTGTCCCGCTATAAATTTCATCAAAAATACAAAAATGTTTTTTATTCTTATTTTTCTCAATAAATAAAATAATTTCCTTACACCTTCTTGCCTCTGCCTGAAACAGACTGTCGCGGTTTGAGGTGTCCGGTATATTCAAATAAGAATGGTAATAATCATACAACGGCATTTGACAGCGAGAGTAACAACCACATCCCAAGCTTTGAGATAAAAATAGATTTAAAATGGTAGATTTAATTAGGGTTGTTTTTCCAGACGCATTAGGTCCAGTAATAATCAAATTCTTTCTCAA